AAGATAAACCAAATGTTATATTTGATGTAACTTTAAAAGATTTATTTAAACTTGATAGTATAACCCGAATGGTTCAGAATGCTGGCTATGATAAAAAGAATACACATATCGTATGGGTGGTTAATGATATCGAAGTGGCTAAAGTTCAAAACCTTGATCCTAAGCGAGGACGAGTAGTTCCTGTTGAAATTCTTGTCAATACTCATAGAGGCGCATCGCAAACAATGTTAGATATCGTAAAAATGGGTAAAGGCCTCAAGAAGTATATGGATGGCGATATAGTATTTGCGTTCAATAAGATTAATGTTGATAGTAATATTAAAACAAGTAAAAAGGGTGGAGCCTTTGTTAAAGACGCTGATTATTTTTATGTTAAACGCTCAGGAAAACCGGCCTCATCTTTATCAGATATGGGTGATACTATATTAAACAAAATTAGAGGTTATGTACCAAACGCCAATACCTGGACACTAGAATAATATAAATAGAGATATGAATATTAACTTCGAACAATTTATTTCAGAGGATGCAGACGTATCTTTAAAAAAGAAAGCTGAGAAAACAGGCATTCCTTTTGGTATATTAAAACAAGTATTTAATCGTGGTAAAGCTGCATGGAAGACGGGACATAGACCAGGAACAACACCAGACCAATGGGGTCACGCTCGAGTTAATTCTTTTGCTACAAAAGGTAAAGGAACTTGGGGTGGAGCAGACAAAGATTTGGCCGCTAAAGCACGAGGATAATATGAAAACATTTAGTCAATTTAACGAACATGATAGAGGCGATAAAGATAAAGCTGCTATGCATAAGTTGACAGGTCAGGCAATGAAAGCTATACCGGGTTCTCCAAAACAAAAAGGTCTTATCAAACAATTAAACATTCTTCGTAAGCTAAATGGTATGAAGGCAATCTCAGAAGCTGATGGTTGTTGGGACGGATTTAAAAAGGTGGGTATGAAGAAAAAGGGAGATAAGATGGTTCCCAATTGCGTACCTGAATCAGTTACTGAAGCACGAATGAAGTATAATAAAGTTATCAAAAAACTTAAAGATGGTGAATGGGATACTTCAATGGATGTTAAAAAGAGAAATCACTTAACATATACTGATAATAAATCAGGTAAGAAAAAAGTAGTGTTTGTTGAAAATGATGATCTTGAAGAAGCGGTTAAGTATATGAATATGAACCAACTCAAAAAGGAGTTGAAGAAAGAATATGGTGCTAAGGCAAGCTCTCTTAAAATTGTAAAGATTAAAGGAGGAGTATCAATTCAAACACCAGGTGGACAAGAACTTGAAAGGTATAACAATGTACCCAAGTTAGGATTCACAGTCTCAGAAGGTAAAGGACCACCTGAATCATTCGAAGCACAATTTAAAAGAAGAGTCGTTGCTACCACATCACCTGAACATAAAGAAAAGGGATATAAGTGGCGCATTAAAGGAAAAGATCGACCAAACATTTCAATTAAACTTTATAAATCAAAACCAGATTTTGCTGAATTCAAAAAGCAACTCAAAAGAGTTGCCGGACATGAATTTGGTTGATCGTATAAATAGATAGAATATTACTTATGGGAACTATGACAAACGCAGATAGATTAGACCGAATTGAAGACAAAATTGATAAAATGTCTGAAGCAATAGTATCAATTGCTAGAGCTGAAGAAAAAATATCAGGGCTTGAATCATTAACAGTCGACCTTCATCGCAAAATATCAGATATTGAAGATAGATTGCGAAAAGTAGAAGACATCGCTGCTCTTTGTCAAAGAGAACTTAAAGTAATTAATAAGATATTTTGGATTGCACTAACCGCATTAATCACGGGTAGTGTAGCAATGATAATGTGGGGCGGAAACCTCAGCATGTTTTAAGGAGTAAAAAATTATGTTCAACAAATTAGATAAAGAAATATTAGACATCGCCGAGGCAGCTAAGAAGGTAATGGCAAAAGAAGCCGAAGTCAGACCAGGAGAGAAGTCAACTGAGAAGATGGTAAAGGATCATCCAATTACAAAAAAAGATGACCCAGAGCAAGACCCGAAGAATGCAAAAGGCGTTGAGTACAAAATCAAAGGAATGAGCGAAGGTAAGATGAAAGACCTTCATGCATTAGTTAGTAAAGGCGTTAAAGACCCTAAGAAGATTACAAAGGCACTAGGATTACCTGATACAAAGGAAGTTCATAAGGCTATTTCATCTCTTGTTGCGGGTATGAAAGAAGGGCTTGATCCAGTAAATAGAAAAGCTGTAACAAAGTCATTTAAAGACCGTAAAGATAAAGATATCGATAATGACGGTGATACTGATGATTCTGACGAGTATCTTCACAAAAGACGCAAAGCAATTTCTAAAGCTACAGGAAAGGCCAAGAAAGAAGACGACCGTTCTTTTGATAAAAAAAAAGTAGCGGAAGCTGTTAATTACGATTTTCTCGACGAAGCCTCTGAGTATATACTTGAAGAGGGTAACATCGATGACCTTAGTGATGAGCAATTAGACGAAGTTCTAAAGACCATTGCTACTAAAGTAGGTCAAGGTATTGGAACCGTGGCTAAAGTTGCAGGAAAGCTAGCCGGTAAAGGTATTAAAAAGGCAGCCGATAGATTATCTACATCTGGTCGAGCAGATGCAGCTGAGAAGAAGGCAGATAAACTTGATAAGAAAAAGGCCGATAGAGAAAGATTGGCTAAAGCTAAAGATCGAGTCCGCAAAGCAAAGGACGACCAGAAAGCTGATAAAGAAAAAGAACGCAGAGCTCGTGAATCTGAAAGATCCGCGAGAGATGATTCAAAAAATGAATCGGTTGAGCTCGAAGAAAAGAATGACGCTCTTTATCTAATCTATAAAGATAAGATCAAAGCCATGCAAGTTCGAAACTTTATTAAAAAACAATACAGGAATAAAACTGAAGTAGAAATGGCTCCAATGGATTCTAAGAACTTTGGAGTATCTGTATTTTCTGACAGAGGTCAAGCTGATAAAATCAAAAAGGTGGTTGATAAGAAATTTGGTAAATCAGATGACTTTATGCTAGAGTCTTTAGATGAAGCTTTTAAGAAATGGGAAGTAGTAGTTACTAAACCAGTCAATAACCTTAAGAAGAATCAAAAGGTTGTAGTTAATGCTCGAAATACAGTTGAGGCTATCAAAAAAGCGGCTAAAGAATTTAAGATAAACGATAAATTTATTACTGGTAAAGTTGACGTCAATTTAAAGAAATAGACCTGATGACAGGTATAAATAATTTTAATGAAACTATTTGATGAGCTTAACCGTGATAACTTTGAACTCTATGCAGCCCGACATTATGATAACCCGAGTTGTATAGAAGCTGAAGACTTTTACGAAGATATAGCAAGATTTAAATATATTATAAGACTTTTGAGGAAATATCGTGATTCAGGTATTCTTCAAGAAAGATTAATTTTGAATCATGTGATTTGTTTATATAATGTATTTGAAAATAGTGCTGCAACTAGGATGATGTTTTATCGAATAGAACCAGCTCTTTGGCCTCAAATAAAAACATTTTTAATTTATTTAAACTACATACCAGAGAATAAATATCAAGACATAGGAATTGATATTAAAATAACAAAAAGACTACAGGATTTATAATGGGATTTTTAAAAGGGCCAGATTTTTTTTATAGCTTAAGATTTTTAAGATTGCTCACTATGCCCTATGAGAAAACTGGAGCATTTAAGTCAGGCATAATAGACAAAGACGGGAAAAAATTAAAGAAGCCTGAAACCTCAGAGGAAAAATCCAACTACAACACTTTTCACAAACTCGTATTCAATATTCGAAGATTACTAGGTAAGGTGCCACTCGGTAAATCAACTATCGCTCGTTATGGAGCTGCGTTATTTCTTATCAAAGACCATGTAAAGTTGTCTGATAAGCAAATAGCTAAAGCATTACAAGAAGTAACAGGCGTTGACATTACTCAAGAAGAATTAGAAGAAAGTACCAATCAGTGGTATTTATGCGAAAGCGGAAAAAAAATACAAACAGGAAATTATGCATTGACCCGTGACATTGCATTGCCGACTACAGGGGATGTCCTCGCAAATGAAGGTAGTACGGTTTCTATTACGGAGCATGAATCAGTTGGAAGTATCTTTGGTATTCCCGTATTTAAAGCTCATCATCTGAAAACTAATCGAAATATATATATTATACAAGAGGACCTATGCAGAATCTAAAATCATTTAAAGAGATTTACGAAGAATTATCTTCTGCGTTCGGTGCTGGAACATCATCTACTTCTATTGACGTAGGATATGACAAACCACTTTTCAATAAGAAAGGTAAAAAGTTTGATGTTTCAAGTGATGTATTTCGGAGATTTCAGACGGGTAGAAATAAATTTGAAAGGTGGTCTAAGTTTTTAAACTTAGAAGACTCGACTCAAAAAGCAATTTACGATTATGCCACTCGAAACCGCGGAGCTACTGTTGTTTTGAGGGATAGCGAAACTGGTGCCATGCGAGCAATCCGTCCGAGATCAAGTAATAGATTGTAATTAATCTTTACATTGAGCTCGGTTTAGTATAATATTAAATCTTAAGCAAATTAATTAGAAAGAAGAGTAGTGTAATGGCATCAATATTTGAAGAACAAATTTCAAGAAAACCCGACCTATACCCGTGGACTGAACAATTCACCGAGGCAATGCATAATGGATTTTGGACAGATAAAGAATTTTCTTTTACGTCTGACGTTCAAGATTTTAAAGTAGAGTTAACTGACGCAGAACGTGAAATGGTCGTTCGGTGTCTTTCTGCTATTGGACAAATCGAAGTAGCAGTTAAAACATTTTGGGCTAACGTTGGCCAGAATCTTCCACATCCGTCAATTACTGATTTAGGTTATGTTATGGCCAATGTTGAAGTAATTCATAACAATGCTTATGAGAGGCTACTTGAAATTTTAGAAATGGAAGACATATTCGAAAAGAATATGGAGCTTGATATTATTAAGAACCGAGTCAAATATTTGCGTAAGTACAACCATAGATATTACACTGATTCAAAGAAACAATTTTTATACTCTCTTATTTTATTTACTTTATATGTAGAAAATGTTTCGTTGTTCAGTCAGTTCTATACTATTAATTATTTCAATAGATTTAAAAATGTACTAAAAGATACAGCTCAACAAGTCGCGTATACTTCTCGTGAAGAAATGCTTCATGCTCAGGTTGGAATCAAGTTAGTAAATACGATTAGAGAAGAACATCCAGAGTTGTTTGACGAAGAACTTAAAGAAAGAATAGCTTCAAGTTGTTCTGCAGCGTTTACGGCTGAAGCTAAGATTATCGAGTGGTCAGTAAATGGATATCAATCAGAATATCTGTCGACGCCAATCATGCACAACTTTATTAAAAACAGACTTAACGAATCTCTTGAAGCCATTGGATTCGAAAAGCAATACGAGATTGATGAAATCTTATTAGAAAAAACAAAATGGTTTGATGAAGATGTACTTGGCAATACAGCAACAGACTTCTTCTTTAAAAGACCAACAGAGTATTCAAAGAAAGACAAAAGCTACGACGCAGACGACTTATTTTAAAGGTATAGATATATTATGGAAAAATATTATTGGTTGAATAATGATTCACGCACATTCTTAAAGCGTGGTTATATTGAAGGTGAACAAACGCCTGAAGAAAGAATTAGACAAATAGCTTTAGCAGCTCAACGCCGATTAGGTATTAGTGGTTTTGCTGATAAGTTTGAAGAATACATGGCTAATGGGTGGTTCTCTTTAGCATCTCCTATTTGGGCCAACTTCGGATTAAAAAGAGGTTTACCCATCTCATGTTTTGGGTCTTATATAGGTGACACTATGGATTCAATTCTTACTGGTGTGGCTGAAGTGGGAATGATGTCAAAGATGGGTGGAGGAACTTCTGCGTATTTTGGTGATCTTCGTTCTAGAGGAACAGGAATTAGTACAGGTGGTAAGTCATCTGGTCCAGTTCATTTTATGGAGCTATTTGAAACTGTCACCAATGTTGTTTCTCAATCAAATGTACGACGAGGTTCTTTTGCTGGATATCTTCCAATCGAACATGGCGATGTATTAGAATTTCTTTCAATTCGAAATGATGGCCACCCAATTCAGAATATGTCATTTGGTGTCACTATTACCGATAAGTGGATGAAAGATATGGTTGATGGCGATAAGGATAAAAGAAAAGTCTGGGCAAAGGTAATTCAAAAACGATTTGAGTCTGGCTATCCTTATATCTTGTGGAGCGATACAGTAAATAAGAATAAACCGCAGGTTTACAAAGATAACCGAATGAAAATTCATGCATCTAATCTTTGTTCTGAAATTTGTTTGTCAACCAGTCCAACAGAATCATTTGTGTGTGACTTATCATCTATGAATCTGCTTCACTATGAAGAATGGAAAGAGACCGACGCGGTTGAAACTTTAGTTGCTTTTCTTGATGCGGTAATGTCTGAGTTTATTGAAAAGGCTGAAAAGGTTGCTTACTTATATCGTGCTGTAGAATTTGCAAAAAATCAAAGAGCATTAGGAATTGGAGTATTGGGTTGGCATTCTTATCTACAATCTAAATCGATTGCATTTGAAAGTTTAGAGGCTAAGATGTTAACATCTGAAATATATAGCTTTATTGAGAAAAAGGCAAATGCAGGAACAGAACAACTTGCTAAAGAATTGGGAGAGCCACCTCTATTAAAAGGATATGGAAGACGAAATGTTACTACCATGGCAATTGCTCCTACAACATCAAGTTCATTTATTCTTGGCCAAGTGTCTCCAAGTATTGAACCATTGAACAGTAACTATTTTGTGAAAGACTTAGCAAAAGGCAAATTCACATATAAGAATCCACACTTAATAGAAGTACTTAAGAGTTATGGTCATAATACAGCTGATGTATGGAAATCTATTCTTGTTACAGGCGGTTCAGTACAACACCTTATGTTCTTATCTGATCACGAAAAAGATGTGTTTAAAACCTTTGGTGAAATAAGTCAGAAAGAAGTTATTATACAGGCGGGTATTCGACAAAAATTTATTGATCAATCACAATCACTTAATTTAATGGTTCACCCAAAGACACCATTAAAAGATGTAAACCAATTATTAATCTTTGCATGGGAACAGGGAGTAAAAACATTATACTATCATAGAGGCACAAATCCTAGTCAAGAATTGTCTCGTAATCTTTTAAACTGCGCATCATGTGAAGGCTAATATGGACGAAGAATTAATTTATTGTAAACAATGTAACGCTAATTTTTTAGTGCAATGGGAACAGGATGAATATGGAGATACTTATTTAGTACCTACTTATTGCCCTTTATGCGGTGTAGAAATTAGAGGAGATGAAAGAGAGGCAGATTATGACGAAACATTTGAAAATTGAAAAGGCAATTGTTGTTGCTAATAGAAAAGCAATGCCAGTTAGAGACAACTTAATATATAAACACGATAAAGTTAATGAGGCTATTGATGACTTTTACCAATGGCTCGAAGAAACTAACACATCAAAAATATGGTTTGACGATTTTTTAAAAACATATTTACCATTAGTAGAAGGATTTACTTCACCTAGTGATGTTATTATAAGTAGAGACGATAATGAGTTAAGATTTTATTGTCCACTAAATACATATGAAAGACCAGATATTGTTTTTGACTTATGTATGAAAGCCGATGTGCCAGAAGAATGGGGTATGCTATTTGGTACACCTAATCAAATTTTAGGCGTTGGAATTAAATGCAACATTGGGGCTAAAGAAGATGATATCGTTTTAGAGTATAAAGTGTACAAAGCAGTATCTTTAGAAGATTATAACAATAAAGTGTGGTGGAACTCAACTCCATTAAAGAATTTCTACTGGCCAGAAGGAATGGTAAATATTATAATGGATTTTGATAGTACTGGAGTTGCAGTATTGGTTCCAGGCGCAGTAAAAATACCTGAAGAAACAGAAGTACCACCTTCTATAATTGATATATGTGAAAGATTAAATATACATGCTAATCCAAGAAACATTCGTTGGATTGCTTTTTATTTAAAAGATATAGTAAATTTAAAAGAAACTGGCACCATTCCGCAGAAGTTTGGATATTACACGGCCTAATGAGTGTAAGCATTAGAAGAATGTCAGCGCCACCAGGTGAAAAACCAAAAACGCTAATCTTCTTTTCTAAAGACTACTATCACATCTGGCCAACAGATGATTACGAACACGCAGAAATTGAAAAAATTTTTAAACAAGATAAACCATACGAAGGAATACTAAACGACTTTAATCAACATTTCGGGCCATTGTTTAAAAACAATAAATAAATATATGATCAAATATTATACACACCAAAAGTATTTGAAACGTGAGTTAGATAATCTTAAAGACGGGTCTTTAATTCTAGAACTAGGGATTGGGCATGGAAGTTGTCCGCTAATGTATGAGTATTGTAAAAAAAACCCGAACTCTATAGTTACTGGTTTTGAAACAGACGCTGAATGGTTTACTAATATGCATAACGAATATGGGGATTTAGCAAATTATAATATTAATTCAATTAATACCTGGGAAGATTTAAAAAACTATATCAACAAAGACAAGTATGATCTAATATTCGTCGATCAAGCTCCGTGGGAGGCTAGAATAGAATCAATAGATTTTTTAAAAGATAGGTGTGATCTTTTCATTCTTCACGATTATGATTACTTTAATAAACCTCAACATAGCTGGGTATCTAAAGGTCCTAATAGTATTTACATAAACGATGACTCGTCATGGTTAGGGCAAAAGTATGGTGAAGAGTTTGTATTAGAAGATAATTATAAACTTCTTCCGCCAACTTTGGTAATGAGAAAAAAACAATAAATAAAATTATGAGTAAAAGAATTAAAGAGGGTGCAGACATTAGAGCCGATAATCCGACTAAGCGAAAACTAATGGGTCGATCAAGCGGAAAGTTAGTATTTAACGAAACTGTTGGCGTAATGGTAACTCCTAAAAAAGACTCTGCTATAAAAAGAAACAGAAGTAAAAAATGAGTGAATGGACTTATAATAATAAAACCTTTACTTCTGATATGATTGAAGAATATGTAGGGTTTGTTTATGAGGTATATGATACAGAGACCAAAATGAAATACGTTGGTAAAAAGAAATTTTGGTCTAAAGTAACTCGTCCACCATTAAAAGGAAAGAAAAATAAAAGACGTTCACTCAAAGAGTCAGACTGGAAATCTTACTATGGTTCATCTGAATTGGTCAAACAGCTCGTTGAAAATACAGGTGAGTGGAGGTTCAAAAGAAAAATACTTAGATTATGTAAGTCAGCTGGTGAAATGTCTTACTATGAAATGAAAGAACAGATTGAAAAAGATGTCTTATTGAAACCAAACGAATACTATAACGCATTTGTTGGTGGAAAAATTCACCGAAGACATTTAGGCCACTTAATAAAATGAATGTATTAGAAATTGATAACTATGTGCCTGAAAAGGTATGTAAACAAATGTGTGAAATATTTGATGAGTCAGAAGAAATGAAAAACGAGCGAGAGTTTTTTGAATCTAAAAACTTACAACTAATATCTTGCGAAATGCAAAATATGTCAAAGCGATCAAAACTTAAAGGCTCTGAATGGAAATCCAATATGTTAATGTTTGCTAAAGGAACAAATTTGGCTTATAAGAAATATTGCGAAAAGTTTGGAAAAGAACAGCAAAGTACAACACTAGAAATACCTAGAGCATATAGATTTGACCCAGATGTTGGTCAACACATTGTCACTAATTCAGATAAGAGTCGAGTGTTTAGTGTTTTCTTTTATTTAAACGATACTGATAAAGGCGATTTAAGATTAGATAATAAAATTTATAAAACTAAATTAGGAAAAGTTATCGCCTTTGAGTCTTCTCCATTTGAAGACTTGCCTTCAAAAAACTATATGAAGTATGTAGTTAAATGCCATTTACGAAAAAAATAGTAGTAGTTGGATATTGCAAAGATGGGAAAAATAACAGAAACGAGATGGGGTAATTATAATGTTTTATCAGAAGGCAGAGATTATAAAATTAAAACTTTATATATTGAACCTGGTAAATCTTTAAGCGACCAGCGACATTTTAAAAGGAGTGAACATTGGTTTATACTAGAAGGTGAATTATCTATTAACGGTGATCTGTATCATAAAAATGATTTTATTAACATACCAGTTGAAAATTGGCATTTAGCAGCTAATATTACTAATAAGCCATGTGTAGTATGCGAAGTACAATATGGTAGTGAATGTGTAGAGGATGATATAGAGCGCAGATAATGAAAAAAATAGATTGACATTTGGTAATATTATGATAAGATATATACTATGATTATTTTAGATTATAGCGCAATAGCAATGGCAGCATTTTTCGCTCGTGGATCATCTTCTGAAGAAGGTATGTTACGACATTTTATTCTTAATTCAATTAGAATGCATAATGTAAAACATCGCCATAAATATGGTAAGATGGTAATCGCTTGTGATTCTAGTTCTTGGAGAAAAGACGCATATCCTCAATACAAGGCAAATCGAAAGAAAGGCCGAGAAAAAAGCGATGTTGATTGGGATTCAGTATTTAATACATTTCATAAGGTAAAAGAAGAACTAAAAGAAAACTTTCCTTATTATGTTCTTACTATTGACAAAGCAGAAGCAGACGATATTATTGGAGCTTTAGTTGAAGAAACTCAAGAGTTTGGAAAGCATGAGCCGGTAATGATTATTTCGTCAGACAAAGACTTTATTCAACTTCACAAATATAACAATGTTGAGCAATGGTCACCTATTACTAAAAAATACATTAAACATGAAAACCCTTATCAATATTTATTTGAGCATATCTTCAAAGGTGATAGTTCGGATGGTGTACCTAATGTTCTCAGTGATGATGATACCTTTACTTCTGATGGTAAACGACAAAGTCCACTTACACAGAAGAAAATCAATCTCTGGTTGCAAAACCTTGACGACCTTCAATCTGTAATGAAAGAGGTTGAGTACAGAAATTACCAAAGAAACAAAACGGTAATTGACCTTAGTGAAATGCCAAAAAATGTACGTGAAGATATTTTAGATAAATATAATAATTACAATATGAGTAAGCTACAAAGTTCAAAGGTGCTAAACTTTTTAGTTAAAAACAGAATGAGCAACTTAATTGAATCAGCCCAGGAGTTCCTATGATAAACCAAAAATTACCACACGAAGTTTTCGAACAATGTGAAAAAATTCGTTATAAAAAAGATCGACAAGAGTATCTTGAAAAACACGGCAATACATTCTCAGTACGAACTGTATTACAATTAAATTTTGATGATAACATCAAATTAGATTTACCAGAAGGTAAACCACCATATAAAGAAGATGATGCTCCAACCGGAATGCAACTTCAGTCAATAGATAAAGCTTTAAAAATGCTAGGTTATCTTGTACCTGATAGTGGATATGATAAAGTAAAGAAAGAAGTAATGTTTATTCAAATGTTAGAAAGTATTACAAAGCAAGACGCTGCGATTATTGTTGCGGCAAAAGACAGTAAACTTCAAGATTTATATTCAAAGATAACAATCAACTTAGTTCAAGATTCATTTCCAAAGTTATTTCCAGTAAATGAGTAATAGTATTATATACAATATTGATAACTCAGGTATTGGAGTTTTCGATGGCTTTATACCAGATGACATATGTGATTATTATGTTGACTTTTATAAAAAATCGATAGATGCTGGTATGGGTTGGACTCAATCAGCATCTGACGATAATAGAATAACGGTTTGGCCACCTGAATCTTCTGAGGTGTCTTGTCAATCTACATTAAAGAATATTCAAGAATCAATAATGAAAAATGTTTATCCTTTATATGCAGATAAAATGAAAGCTTTAAAGGATTATGAGTGGTCAATTTGTCAAGCAAAAATTCAAAAAACGGAACCTAGTGAAGGATATCACCATTGGCATACAGAAGCCTCTGCTATAAAAAATATGGTCAGACTTTTTGTTATTCAGGTATATTTGAATGATGTTGAAGAAGGTGGAGAAACTGAATTTCTAGTTCAATCTAAAAGAGTGGCGCCTAAGAAAGGTAGAGTCGTTATATTTCCAACAACATATACTCATTATCACAGAGGAAATCCACCCTTGTCAGGTGATAAGTATATCTTAAATATGTGGGCGCAATACGTCTAATGAATATATTTGTTCTAAATATTGCTCCAAAAGTTGCTGCGATAGAACATTGCGACAAACATGTAGTAAAGATGATTGTGGAGTCGGCTCAAATGCTATCGACCGCTCATCGAATTCTTGATGGTAAAGAATCAAGAAGACCTTCAGTATCTGGTAAGACAATGTCACGATATTGGGAGTTGCCTGATGAAAGAGAAGACACCTTCTATAAAGCTGTCCACATGAAACATCCTTGTACGATATGGACTATGGAAAGTATAGAAAACTATCGTTGGCATTGGAAACTATTCAATGCTCTTTGTGATGAATATACTTATCGATATGGTAAGGTGCATAAAACAGATTCACTTCTACGCAAAGACCTTTTTTGGGGACCTGCTAATATTTCAAATGATGGTCTAACCCCATTTAGGTTAGCTATGGGGTCAAATCCAGAGTGTATGTTTGATGATCCTGTTGAGTCATATAGAGCTTTTTATAGGACAAAACAGGAAAGATTCTCTATGACCTGGAAAAAAAGACCCACGCCAGCCTGGTTTTAGTGTTTTCAAAGAGCCCCATTCTCTAAATAATACTTTAGGGGATTAGTATTATGGCTCGTAAGAAAAAAGAAACTGAAGACAAAGAGCTAACTTTAGAAGAGGCGCAAAACGTCATTCGGAGATTAGCTCATCCGAAACATGTCAACCAAGAAGAAAAGCTGCTCAAAGATGCAGCTGCGGTTGTTCTTAAAGAGACACAACCTGAGTTTGAATTTGGTGACGAAGAGGATGAAGATGTCAATATAGACTCAGCTAACGCAGCCGATACTACCTCTGAATTAACAAAACCACCTGGATTCCTAGAGCAGCTTGGCACTCAAGTCGCTGCTATTGGACCAGCTGGCGTTATTGCACTCAGTTCAGCTGCTTATTTTCAAATCGACACTGTCGTAGAAGAAACTAGGGTGGTACAACAAGTAGCAGAAGAAAAGTGGGAAGAAGTTAAGTTCGAACATCCGAATATTAACTGGGACGATCCTCTAGCAGGATTTACTACCATACTTGGTATGGGTGATATTGAGATTGATCTTGATCCACCTGAGCCCACCACTCAACCAGAACCAAAGGTAACAAATGAACCTTCAACATTACCTAAGGGAACAGAACCGGACGGAGAAGAAACTCCAACGGAAGAAGTTTCTGAAGAACCCGTTGAGGCCTCTGATAAGTCTGATACAAAGAATGAAGATTCGAATGAGGAAGTAGAAGAGGCAGAAAAAGAAGAACCTAAGAAAAAGAAAAAAGGTTTCTTCTCGAAACTTTTAAGTGGCGACGATGAAGAAGAGGCTGAAGAGGCCGAAGAAGAATCAGAACCCGAGCCAGAAGCTGAAGCTGAAGAGCCAAAAGCTGAAGAAGAATCTAACGAACCTGAGCCCGAAGCCGAGGAACAGGTTGAAGAAAAACCCAAAAAGAAATCTGGTGGATTGTTTAGCGCCCTATTCGGCGGAGGCGATGATGAAGAATCCGAAGAGCCAGAAGAACCAGGAGAACCCACACAAGATGACCAAATACCAGAAGAGCAAGAAGATGAAACGACAGTTGATGAGCCACAGACTGAAGAAGTGGCTGAAACGACGACAGACGATTCAAATGAAAACTCGAATGGCGGCGTAAAGAAATCTGGTGGTGGTGGTCTCCTTGCATTATTTGGAATTAATTCAAGCGAAGAGGAGGTGGTCGAAGAAAGTGAAATATCTGCTGATGAAGAACCTGCAATTGAGATTGCGGAAGTCGATTCAGATTCGGAGGCCCCACCCATTTCTACTGACGCTGAGGTCGAAGTAGATGATATATCTATTGATGAAATAGACGACATTAAACCTCATACAATGGTAGCA